CAGCGGTGGTTGCTACGGCACATCGTCGAGGGGTTCGAGAACGGGAAGCAGGAGTTCGTGACGCTGAAGTGTCGGCAGGCCGGCATCAGCACGATGTCGTTGGCGCTCGACATGTTCTGGCTGTTCCGGCACAAGGGCATGACCGGGATGCTCGCGGTGCACGAAGACACGGCGCGTGACCAGTTCCGGTCGACGCTCGAGTTGTACTACGCGGGGCTGCCGGATGCGTTCAAGCGTCCGATCAAGGATCACAACCGCAACCAGTTGGTGCTGACGACGGGCACGAAATTGCTGTACCGGGTGGCCGGTACGAAGCGGTCGGGCGGTGGATCGTTGGGCCGTTCGTCGGCGCCATCGTTCCTGCACGCGACCGAGATGAGTTCGTGGGGTGACGCCGAGGGGTTCGCGTCGCTGCGGGCGTCCTTGGCGCAGAAGAACCCGAACAGGTTCTATCACTGGGAGTCGACGGCTCGCGGCTACAACCTGTTCTACGACCAGTGGAAGGAAGCCGAGACGGCGGTGTCGCAACAGACGATCTTCGTGTCGTGGTGGGCGAACGAGTTCTATCGGTACTCGCGCGGGTCGGAGGTCTACAAGGCGTACTANGGCGCGAAGGGTCGCCCGACGAGCCAGGAACGCGAGTGGATGAAGGAGGTCAAGGCGCTGTACGGCGTCGAGATCGACGACGAGCAGTTGGCGTGGTATCGCTGGCTGTCGGCAGAACAACAGACGGACGAGTCGATCCGATTGCAGGAGTACCCGTGGACGGAGAGTCAAGCGTTCCAGGCATCGGGGTCGCAGTTCTTCAATCCTGTTGTTTTGTCGCGCCTTTACCAGGAGGTCAACCGGCTGAAGGCGCCNGAGCATTACAGGCTGACCTTCCGCAACAACTTCACGGAGACGGAGTTGGTGACGGCGAATTCAAAGACGTGTTCGTTGAAGGTATGGGAGAACCCGAGCCGACATGCGTTCTATGTCTTAGGAGCCGATCCGGCGTATGGATCTTCAGAGAACGCCGATATGTTTGTCTGCTCCGTCTGGCGTGTATGGGCGGACGGGGCACAGCAAGTTGCTGAGTTCTGCGACAACAACCTGACGACCGCGCAGTTCGCGTGGGTGATCGCCTACCTTGCCGGCGCCTACGGGCCGTGCACGTTCAACCTCGAGATCAACGGGCCGGGACAGGCGGTGTTGAACGAGTTGCAGAACATGAGGAAGGAGAAGGTGTTCGGCATGCCGGACTCGCGTCCGATCCTGAAGGACGTGTTGAAGTCAATGCGCGACTTCATGTACCGCAAGTACGACAGCATCTACGGNGGGTCGGGTGCGCTNCACACACAGACGACGTTCCAGATGAAGGAACGCATGATGAACAACATGCGCGACTACATNGAGCGNGGCATGGCNACGATCGCGAGCCGCGACCTTCTGGACGAGATGAAGTCGATCGTGCGTGAGGGCGGATCGGCGCCCGAGGCGTCCAGCAACGCGCATGACGACCGCGTGGTCGCGGCGTCGCTCGCGCTACTTGCGTGGAACGACCAGGTGCGCACCAAACTGATGGCCGCCAACGTGACGCGCAACAGCGAGTTGGAGCGGTCGCTTGAGGCGCAGAAGTCGGCAATCGAGGTACGCGGGCCGTCGATGGTTCGCAACTACCTCAAGGATCTGGGGGTGCTGGTGAACAAGAACGACGCGCTGACAACCAACGTGAGGATGAGTCGTGGCACTCGCGTCCAGCGTTAACACGCCGGGTGACGACAACGACCTTGCCTGGAACGACAGGCATCTTCAGTACGTTTGGCTTTGGCTGTTGCGGAACGAGCGCAGTCCGTACTACGGGTGCCCGAGCATGCTGCTGACGGCAATGGATGTCGATCGGCCGCACTGGCCGAGCTTGCGAAAGGCTGGCCGTAGCGGCAAATACTACATCCGTTTCAGCGTCCGCGTGCGGCTCACGGCGCGGTTCAAGGTGGTGCTCTCGGGCGAGTTCCTGCCCCGCATCGACAAGCGCACCCGCAACGGCATCGTCCGCGCGTTCACGTTGCTGCCGCAAGAGACGCCGATCCCTCTGCCGATGCCCCCGTGGATCAGGGGCAGCATCAAGATCACAAGCAAAGGCATCCAGTTGATGGTCTCCAGTGCCTCGAAACCGCGTGTTTTTGGGGAAAAAAGCAGGCTTTTTAATCCGTTTGGGGTGAAATGATGGCTATTTTGAAAGAATTTCGGTGCGCCGCTCACGGGCCGTTTGAGGCGTTCGTCAAAGGTGATAAGGTGCCAAAATGCCCTGCCGGATGCTCTGCGCGGTGGGTTTCGCGCGAAATTCGCACCGCTCCGGCGGCTCGAGGCAACGTCACGGGCCGCATGGACAACCTCCAGAAGGACTTGGCGGCGGATTTCAAGTTGCGAGACCTCAAGGTGGACAAAGAGGGCGGCAACAGCGTCATCAACGAGTTGCGAAAGGGCGAGACGCAGGACTACAGCGCATACTGGGCGCCCGCAAACAAACTGAACATCAAGGAGTTCAGTCCGACAGCGGCTCTGTCATCGCTGAACGCGCCGAAGAAGGCACCGACCAAGATTGAAGGCAGTCACCGAGGGCCGCTACCGGAGGTTTGATGAAGATTCCAACAGACGACATCGAGCGTTTCAACTTCGTGATGGACACGCGCACGAAGTGCACGGCCAGCCGCGAGGATCGGAAGAAACTGTACGCGACTCAGCGATCGTTCTTCCTGTTCGGTTGCGGCCCTGACGCCGACACGCGGGTCATCAACAAGGTCTATCCGCACATCGACCAGTTGGCCGGCCTTATGTACTCGTCGGAGACGACGCGGTTCAGCATCGACATTCCGCCGTCTGTGTCAGATCTGATGAAAGAGAAGATCCCGCCGCTGATGCAGAAACTCAACGACACCTGGCACATGTCGAACAGCGACCTTGTGTTCTCACAGGCGCTGCTGTGGTCGTTTGTTTACGGGTCCATGTTCGTCAAGACCCGCATCGCTGTCGGCGGACAGATTGAGCCGTATGTCGTCGAGCCGCATGACCTTGGCGTGTTGCGCGAGGACGTGTGCGGCCTCTGGAAGCAGGAAGCGTTCTGCCAGTATTACTGGGTCACCGAAAGCCAGATGGAAACCCAGTTGAAGGAGATTGACCATCCGAAACTGGCGCGCATCATGGAGACGGTGAAGGAGCGCCCGAAGCAGCAGCATCCTGAGATGCAGCAGATCCTGAACCGCATTGAGACGGCGGCTTCAAGCCCGACCATGATCGGCAACATCAACTTCGACCTGTCGACGCCTTCGCTGTACCGGCCCAAGGTCGCGGAGAAGTTGGTGCAGATGTCGGAGATTTACATCTGGGATTCGGAGAAGGCCGACTATCAGGTCTTCACGGTCGCAGACCCCGGCGTCATCATCTTCGATCGCCCGCTCGAGCGCATGTTTTTGAAGAACGAGTCGCCGATCATTCAGGTCTGCCCAAACCCGGCGCACGACTACTTCTGGGGCTACAGCGAGGTCGACAAACTGATTCCGCTCCAGCGCATGCGTAACGAGCGCATGGAGCAGATCACTCACATGATGAACTTGCAGGCGCGACCGCCGAAGTTCGGATCTGGCTTCCAAGGCGACGTGTCGGAGATCCAAGACACGATGGATTCGCCGTCTGGCCTCGTTGTCGGCGACATGCCAGGTGCGAAATTGGAGACCGTCTCGCCGCAGATCCCTGACGATTTGTTCCGAGAGATCCGCGAGATCGACATGATGTTCGAGGAGATGTCCGGCATCACGAACGTCATCCAAGGCAAGGGCGAGGCCGGCGTGCGATCGCAGGGCCACGCGGCCAACCTTGCGCGTCTGGGCTCAAGCCGCGCGAAGAAGCGTGCGCTCTTCATCGAAGACCAGTTGGAAAAACTCGCGACGCTGTACATGCAACTCATGCAGGCATACGACACGGAGACGCTGCGCGACAACAAGGGCATCGAGTTCATCGCGGAGCAGTTCACCGATCGGTACATTGTCAAGGTAGACGCGCACAGCAACAGCCCGATCTTCCAAGAGGATCAGCGTGCGTTGGCGTTCGAGTTGTTCAAGGCGAAGGCGATTGATCGTGAATCGCTTCTTGACCTGCTTGACGTTCCCATGAAGGAACTGCTAAAAACGAGACTGCGAACGAAGATCGAACCCGCTGAAGCCGCAGCCGCAGAGGCTGAGAAGCAGGCGGTTGCTCAAGGTGCCAAGGTTCACAAGAAGGGAGCGCGATAATGCGTCACAAGCGGTCGGCCAAGCGCAAGATGCGCCGGTAAAGGAACTCAGGGCATAAGGGGTTGGCGATCTAACACAGGAGACACGCACATGGCTAAGCGTCGTGGTGGTCGCAAGCACAAGCGCAAGTAAGCGGTCTGCCGTAGCGGACTCATGTCTCGCTCCGGTTTCACCGTCGTGCAGGCCGCTGCGCTAATCCCGCAGCGGCTTTTTCATGTCTGTTGACATTGTTCAAAATCGCGGGGTAGAAACACGGCCATGAGCGTACCTCCAGAAATCGCACAAGCACTTGCAGGCGGGGCCGCCGGCGGAAAACCGCCGATGCCGACCACGCCGTCACCCGCTGCTGCGCCGATGATGACGCCGCAACCGAAAGGTGGGAACGAAGCCGGCGCTCGAGCCGACGTGCAAGTGACCATCAAGAAACTCACGATGACCTTGCAGACGTTCCCGCCCGGTACGGAACAGGGCGACGCGATCATGAAGGCGATCGCCGCGCTCACGAAGGCGTTCGGACAGACCGCCAGCAAGGACAAGGAATTGATGCCTGCTGAGATCATGCAGGCCGTCTCGGGGCTTGCTGGCCCCGGAAAGCCGCCGCCGGGTCTGCCGGCGCCAGCCGGCCCCGCTCCACTCCCGACCCCCATGTAAGGAACCGCCATCATGCCTGGTGATCGTCTGTTTGACCCGTCGAGTTCGCTCACGATTCGTCCGCCGCAGGACGACGCAAGCCCGAACGACAAGATCCGCAACCCGCCCCGTTACATGCAGTACGGCGGCCTTGAAGGTCAGAACGCGCGTGGCTTCATGCCGAACGACATGAAGATCCAGACGCCGGGTAACACGCAGATGCGTGTGCCGTTCGACCGCAAGAAGCAGCGGTTCTGATATGGCCGGCGCTTGGCAGCGCAAGGAGGGCAAGAGCCCTCGCGGCGGCCTGAACGAGAAAGGCCGCCGTTCGCTGCGAGCGCAGGGTCACAACATCAAGCGCCCACAACCGGGCGGCGGCCCTCGCAAGCGTTCGTTCTGCGCCAGAATGAGCGGGATGCGAGGGCCGATGAAGGACAGCAAGGGACGCCCGACCCGCAAGGCCAAGGCGCTCTCACGCTGGAAGTGCAAACGGCGCAGTAGTCGACGATAAGGGGTAACGACATGGCATCGCTTGAAGATCTACCGGAGTCGGAGCAGGCAAAAGCCCTCGCTCTGTACCAGTTCGTGCAGGGCAACCCCGACGTTGCCAAGGATCTGCGCCGCAAGGCGCGTGCAAAGAACCCGAACATGCCCGTGCCGGATTCGGACATGCTTGAAGATCACTTCAACTCGGAGATCGAGACCTTGCGGTCCGAACTCAAGAAGCGTGACGAACAGGCGCTCGAGCAGTTGCAGACGCAGCGACGCGCTGACGCGCACGCGCGAGTGCGGGCCGCCGGCTTCGAGCCGGAGCAGGTCGAAAAGACCATGATCGACAACAAGATCGGGGACTACGATGTCGCCATTCGCTTCATGNGGCAGGAGCGCGAACTCGCGCCGGCAACGCCGGAAGCCATCACGCCGATGTCCCTGCCGGATGGCAAGGATCTCTGGGCTGACAAGAATCGTTGGGCAAAGACGCAGGCGTTCGATGCCATCAACGAACTGAAAGCGAAAAGGTTAGGGGCTAGGTGAACAAACGCTGTCGCGGGGATGTGCTGGCAGCCAAACTTTTGACTCAGGAGTAAACGACCATGCCAGTGTTTGGACAAGGCATCGTCCCGGCAGCGGGCCCGATTGCCAACGAATTGACGTACGTCACACGGCGTGCGTTTATCCCCAAGATGGTGGTGCAGTTGTACCAGGCGTCGCCTGTTATCGCTGCGCTGCTCGGCAACTCGCAGACGGCCACCGGCGGTGTCTCGTCGGTCTCGGTGCCGGTGCAGGGCCAGCCGTTCGTCAACAGCCAGTGGACGGACTACAGCGGCTCGTTCCAGCAGCCGCAGGCGCAGCAGGGTGCGTTCCTGGCTGAGTTCAACTTGAAGGCGATCGTGACGCCGATCCCGTTCCTCGGAATGGAAGGCGCTGTGCAGATGGATCACGCCATCATCCCGCTGCTCGAGGCGCGTATGAACGACGCGACCAACAGCATGATCGACGCGATGGCGAACGCGCTGTACAACAACACCACGAACACGCAGCAACTTCTTGGACTGCCAGCGGCAGTAGACGACGGCACGAACACCGTTACCTATGGAAACATCAACCGCACGGCCTACCCGTGGTGGCAGTCCAAGATCTACTCCACCAGCGGCAACCTCAACCGTCTGAAGGCAGTGACCTACATCGCCGCCGCGCAGAAGTACGGCTCGGAGATGCCCTCGTTCGGCGTCGTCGGTATCGGCACCTACCTCGGTCTCGCGCAGGACTTCCTCCAGACCGGCGTCGAGACGTACCAGATCTCGCCGGGACAGGGCTTTGACAGCGACGGCGACCGTCCGCGGTCGGCCTTCCGTGCGATCGACATTGCCGGCGTGCCGGTCTATGCCGATCCGTACTGCCCGGAGGGAACGATGTTCCTTCTGAACAGCAACTACCTCAACCTGTACGTCCACGACCAGGCGTCGTTCGCGTTCACCGGGTTCGAGTCGTTGCTCTCCAATTACCAGTTGGGTTATGTCGGAGCGGTCTTGACGCTGTGCGAGTTGGTGCTGACGAAGCCCAAGACGTGCGTCAAGGTCACTGGCCTTACCCCGGTTAGCATCTAAGGGAGAAGCGCAATGTCCATTCTCAAGATTGCGGTTGCGGGAACCGATTACTACACCGAACAAACGACCACTCAGATCCCCATTTCGGCGGGTGCGAGCGGTACGTTCTCGGCGGCGAACAACATCGCAACGATCACGACCACCTCGGCTCACGGTCTGACGTTCTCGCCGTCCGCTGGCACGCTTCCGAACTACTTCGTGCAGTTCGGTGGCACCACGTCGGGTCTTACCGGAACCGGCATCCTCGTCGGCAACAACTTCCGTATCCTGTCGATCCCGTCCACGACGACGTTCACGATCTACACGACCGTGACGGCGGCGACGGTCACCTCGATGACGATCATCCCGGTGTTCTTCCCGACGTTCATCGCGGCGCTTCTGTCGGGTGCGGCAACCAACAACGTCGTGAACTCGACCACGGGCGCGTTCGGCGTGTCGGGCAACTACCCGAACTACGGCAGTTGCTTTGCCAACTTGGTGTTGGGTTCAAACCTCAGCGGCGTGTACGGTGCCACCAACTCGGGTACGCCGTGGCTTGACGCCACGACGGGCAACACCCCGTCTGTTGGCAACGGTGTCACAGGTACGTCGGCGGGTCAGAACCGTGTTGGCCTTGGTTCTGCCTTTGGCGGCATTATGAACCAGCGGTTTGGTCCGCAGGACTACCTGATTGCCAGCGGCACGTCGGGAACGTCGTACATTTCAATCATCAACTAACTGAAGCAGGGGTGCTGACATGAATGATGGAGTCCTCGATACGTCGGCCTACGTCCGCGTGACCAATCACACGGATCGGGTCATCAAGGCAAAGTACGACGGCGTGGAGTACACGTTCGGTGTCGGCACCCCCGTGGATGTTCACATCCACGCGGCGGGCCACATCTTCTGCTTCGGCAAGGATGACAAGACCAATGCGTTCCATCGTCTGGGGTGGCTTGATGGCCGCACCTACGATGCCGCAAAGGAAATCCTCGACAAGATCACGTTCGAGGAAGTGCCGCAGCCGGCTGTCGATATTTCGTCCAAGCGACGATCCAAGATCAGTAAACCAACACCCCTGGTCAATGCTGGTGCGGATGACGGGGAGGAGGATTCCTCCTCCCCTTCTGATGCTACGGGGACGCTCGGGGATTTCTGACGTGCGGAGGCTGAGTGAATCTTTCGACATACATCACTCAGGTGCAGCGGCTGCTGCACGATCCGAACGCTCAGTATTGGTCAACGGCTGAACTGACGGATTACATCAACGAGGCGCGGAACCGTCTTTGCAAGGACACCCGCTGCCTCCGTCAGTTGGCAACAAACATCACGCTGCCTTACGGGCAGGAACAGTATCCGCTGGCAAGCATCCAAGCGTCGCTGCCAGCGGCGCTGGCCGGGTACACGATCGTCGATGTCATGGGCATCACGATCTACTGGGGCAACACGCGCATCAAACTGGCGTACCTGCCGTGGACGCGGTTTGATGCCCAGTTCCGATACTGGCAGACCATGCAGAGCCGCCCTGTCTGTTACTCGAGGCAGGGCATCGTCAACGTGTACGTCGGCCCGATCCCTGATACGAATTACAACAGCGACTGGGACGTGTCGTTGGTGCCTCCGGCGCTGACCTCGAACAACACACCGGAACCGATCACGGAACCGTGGGTCGGTGCCGTGAAGTACTACGCGGCGTACCTTGCCAAGTTCCGCGAGCAGGCGATGGGCGAGGCCAACCTGTTCAAGCAGATGTACGAGCAGCACGTCGCGATGGAAACGAAGGCGTGGCAGGTTCGCGTTATCCCTGATCCTTACGCGAAGTGAGGATGAGCCATGCCAGGGTTCCCGGCCAAGGAGACGCAGGACAAGGGTGAGCGTCAAACCCTCACGAAAATATTTCGTGAGTTCAAGGGCGTCAACACGAAGAACGACCGGACTGCGATCCCGCAGGACAACTTCTACGACCTTGTGAATTTGATGCCGATCGGTGCGGCCAACCTGCACTCGGTTCCCGACAAGTCTGGCGTGCTGTATGCGTATGGAGCCGACTCGATCTATCGGTTCCAATACGCGAACATCAACAGCACCGACTACCTGATCTGCTTTGCCACGAACGGCAAGGTGCTGGCCTACGCGATCGCGACCAGCACCGTGACGACGATCGCCGCAGCGGGAACGCTGTCCGGCGGCGGCAGCAAGATGGATCAGTGGAAGAACGAAGCCGTCCTGATCGTCGACACCAACGGCTACTTCTACTGGAACGGCACGACGTTCGCGCAGATCACTGGCGGAATCTTGCCGTCGACGCCATTTGTGAACCCGGACATCGCGGTCTACAACAACTACGTCTGGATCGTCAGCAACCGTCTGTTGTACGTCAGCAACCCGAACCAGTACAAGTCCGGGGCTGGCACTGCACTCAGCACGATCGCCAACTTCGCGTCAGGCTCCACATCAATCACAGTCCTCAATGCGTCGTCGCTGATGTCGGCGCTTGGCAACGTCGTGGTCGGAAGCACCGTTACAGGCAACGGCATCCCAGCCAGCACGACGGTTTCCACGATCAACTACACGACGGGCGTCATCACGCTCAACAACTCAACGACGCTCGCGGCACCGACACCGACAACAGCCACCAGCGCATCGTTCAATGCTGGAGACGGGCAGATGACGGTTGGGTCGGCAACCGGAATTCAAGTCGGGTCGTTGGTGTTGTCAACGTCGGCTGGCGCTGGTTTGCCGGCGGGCGAGGCAGTCGCGTCGTCTTACATACCTGGCAGCACGGTGGTGCCGCTCACGATCACGACGACTGCGAACCATGTCACCGGCAGCGTCTATTACTTCACCAACGCCGTCACGCTGACGTTCAGCACGACCGACAGCGGTTGGGATATTTCGGGCGGCTCGTTGGTGCAGAACCTGACCGACCCACAGTTCCGGGGTCAGGTCACTCGTCTGTTGTCGGCCAACGGTTACCTGTACCTGTACACAAAGTCCTCGATCTTCGTGATCTCGGACGTGTACATCCCGAACGGTGCCGTGCCGCCGTCGCCGGTGTTTAGCATCGTCAACGTGCAGGCGCTGATCGGCAGCGACCAGCAGATGAGCATTTTTGCGCTGGATCGCAAACTGTATTTCGCCAATCCATACGGCCTGTGGGGGCTTGAGGGCGTCACGGCCAAGCGCGTCTCTGAGGATATTGACGGCACGATCCAGTACCTTGACCCGTCGTGGCAGATCTCCGGCGGCACCGTCGAGGTCTGGAACATCGCGCAGTCGGCGTTCCTCATCAAGCAGTTAAACGACCCCGTGTTCGGCACTCGTATCGTGCTGGCGTGCGTTTTTGACGGAAAATGGTGGTTCTACCAAGACGGCACCAACATCACGTTTGTTGGATCGGGCATGGCCGGAACGAACCAGAACGTGCCTTCCATGTTTGCGCTCATCGGCAACTCGCTCTATCAACTGTTCGCCAACAACAGCACGTCGCCGCAGTCCAGTTGGAAGACCGCGCTGTGGGCAATGGACGACTCGCTGGCCGACAAGGAAGTGTTCCGCGCAGGCTTCGAGGTCACGGCGGCGAGCGGCGTGCTGTCGACGTTCACTCTGTCGCTTGACACTCCGAACCAGTCCACGCAGATCAATCCGACCTCGGCATCGTCGTCGGTTGCCTGGACAAACGCGGGCGGGTCGTTTGTTGCGTGGCAGAACAACAGTCTGGCAATCGTCGGCTGGTTCTCGGGAACGTACCTGCTGTTCTTCGCTGACGGTCTCGGCGGCTACGGCAAATACGTCGGGTTGAGCGGCACGGCGACAAGCGGCAACCCTTACGCGATCTCGTCCAACGCAATGGACTACACACTTAGGAAGCGGTGGTAATCATGGCTGGTTCAATCAACACACCGAACACGTTTGCGTCGCAGAGCGGGCCGATCCCGCTGTCGCAGTTGGACACCAACTTCTCGACGATCGCGACCGCGCTCAACACGTTGCAGAACTTTGACAACTACTACGCCGATGGCGGCACCACGAACGCAATCGCCATCACGGTGTCGTCGCCGCAGATTGTCGCCTACGGTGCCGGCCTTCTGGTGCAGGTCAAGGTCGCGTTCACCAACACGGGCGCCACGACGCTGAACATCAACGGCCTTGGCGGCGTTGCCATCATCACGTCGTCGGGTTCGGCCCTTGGCGCGAACACGCTCATCGCTGGCGGCATCTACCAGTTCCAGCACGACGGGACGTACTTCCAGATCCAAACGCAGTCCGTGTCTGTTACGGGCGCTCAGATCAATGCGGCGCTTGGCTACACCGCCGGCTACATCAACGTGCCTCAGAACGCCAAGACGGCAAACTACACGTTGGCTGCGACCGATGTCGGCAAGCACATCAGCATCACGACGGGCGGCGTCAACGTCCCTGTTTCGGTGTTCAGCCCTGGCGACATCGTGACGGTGTTCAACAACTCGGGCACAAGCCAGACGATCACGCAAAACAGCGGTGCGACGTTGAGACTGGCCGGAACGGCGACGACGGGCTCGAGGACGTTGGCTCAGTACGGCGTCGCGACGATCCTGTGCATTGTGGGCGGTGCAACGCCGACGTTCGTTGTGACCGGCGCGGGTGTGACCTGATGAGCGGCATCACCGCCTTGATGATGTTCGGCGCGTCCGGGTTCACGCCTGTTGTGAACACCTACACGACCGGAACCGGACTCACGGAGACCGTGCCGACTGGCGCGTCCCAGGTCGTCATCGAAATCTACGGCGGTGGCGGTGGCGGTGCGGTCAAGGGATCAGGCAGCGTAGGCGGCGGCGCCGGCGGCAGTTACGGCAAGAAGACCATTGCGGTGACTGGCGGCAACACGTTCACCTACACGGTCGGCATTGGCGGCAACGGCGCGATTACGCTGCCTGCGTCCGCCGGCACTCAGGGCGGCGCTTCTACCGTGTCTGGCACGGTTGCAGGCGGCTCTGTCAGCATGTCGACAGGCAACGCAGGGCCGGGAACTCCGGCTGCTGCTGGCAGTCCGTCCACGCCTACGGGATGCGACGTTGGTACGCTTGGCACATCAGGCACGTTCAGCGCGAGCGGTAACGGCGGCGCAGGTGCTGGCCCGTTGGGTGGAACGGGTGGTGGCGCGGCCAGCAACGGCAACATCGTCGGCGGCGGCGGTGGCGGAGACAATTCCGGCTTCGGCGGCGGATCGGGCGCTCGAGGCGAGATCATTTTCAGTTACACCTAAGAGGATCAACGAATGGATTGGCACGCGGTAGCGACAGGGTTGATGACCATCCTTCTGAGCATCATCGGTTGGACGGTCAAATCGCTATTTGCGGACGTGCAAACCCTGTCAAAGGATCTGACCACGCATCGCATGGAAGTGTCGGACAAGTACGTCCGTAAAGAGGACTACAAGGCAGACATCGCTGAGATCAAGGACATGCTCGGCGCGATCTTTTCCAAGTTGGACAACAAGGCCGACAAATGATTGTGACGCCGTTCGGTGACCTGTCGTTTGGAGATGACCGGGGGCTGCGCTCTTGGATCTCCAACCACGACATCAGGCACCGGGTGGAGTTACAGGCGATCGGTCGCAAGGGTGTCGCGCTGCCGTACTCGTCGCTTGATCAGAAGATCGACGATGACTGGTTTGGCCGTCACCTGCTGTACCACATGTCCATGCTGCGATACGCCGTGGACGACGACACCGTGTCGGCACAGTTGCTCGAGATGAAGTGGGACGACGCTCAGAACTTCCAAGTCTGGCACCAGATGCACAACGACCTGCACTCGGTGCTGGACGAGCAGTTGGGGATCAGCAATGCCGTTTAGCATCGCGTCGCCTGATCCGAACACCAGTCAGACCGGCATCGCGAAGCCGGGTACGTCCATTCCCTCGCCGCAGGGTGTGAGCAGTTCGTCGTACCCCACGCCAACGCCGATGATGAAGTCCAGCGATGGCATGGGCAAAGGCGAAAAGACTTCTGAGGTTGATACAAGCGCAGCCGCTCTTGCTTACAACCAACAGATGAACCAGAAGGTTCAGGCCGCCTATAACGCCGCAAACGGCCCCGGTCTGTTGGAATACATTGCGATGCTAGGCGGTGCATTGGCGGTCGGGCCGGCGATCGGCAGTGTTTTTGCAACTGGCACGCCGGCGGCGGCGGTCACGGGCGCGGAATCCGCAGCGGGCGCTGGACAGATTGCTGCCTCGACCGCCGCTGCCGGGGAAGGCGCCGCTGCTACAAGCGCGGCTGCTGCCACTGCTGCCGGCACATTGCCAGAGGTTGTTGCAACCGCCGCCCCGTTGGCCCCATCCGCTTTTACAGGTGTCGAAAGCCTTGGCCTTGCAGCGGGTGGCGCGGGCGCGCTTTCGAGCGCCCTTGACCTAACGGGCGCGTCTGGCAGCACCATGCCTGCCGTAAACGCTTCTGCCAGCGGGTTCCAGCCCAATTGGAGCCAGATCGGCCAGAACGCCCTGAAGCGCGGCGCCATCAACTCGGCCATCAGCGCGATCACTGGCGGCAACCCCCTCAAAGGGTTCGCGAGCGGCGCGATCGGCGGCGCGATCGGGGCCGGTCTTGGGCAGTACGAGGCGGCCACCGGCGCCCTTGATGCCCTTGGCAAGACGCCGATCGCCGGCATCAACGCGGCCATCTCGGGCGGTGCCACGGCGGCCATCATGGGCGGCAACCCCCTCAAGGCAGCCCTGACCGGCGGCGTGGCCGGCGCGGCGGGGAGCGCCCTCTCGAGCATCCTCGGAACCGCCCCGGCTGACGGCCAAGGGTCGTTTGACCCCGGTGCGATCATCGGCGGTCAGGCTGCCGGCGTCCTGATGAGCCGCATCCTCGGCACGTCCAGTCCGGTAGCAGGGGGCGTCAGCGGCCTTCCAACGTCGTATAAGCCGCCCGGAACCGGGGGCACAGGTGCGACAGGGCCAACCGGCGCGACCGGCACAAACGGCCCCACGGCTGATATAACGGTGCCCAAGCCTACCGCTTTGGGCACGATACCCGTTTCGTACCCAACGACCCCCTTCTTTGGCGTAGGATTCGGGGGTGGCGGTGGTGGCGGCCAAGGGCCGTCTGGGGACGACTACTCGTACTTTGACGAACAGAACAAACTGAAGCGGCTGCTCGCGGCCCTGCAACAAGGTGGAGCGTATGGCTAATCCAGCAACCGACCCGTACAACCTAGCAGGCGCAGTGACGCCGGCAGCGGGGCTTGCGCCGTTCACCCCGTCCTCGATTGGTTCGCCGCTTTCTGCCGGCACCGGGTTTGGCGGCCCGACCTCGCTCCCGTCTTTGCCGGACGCCGGCGCCGCGCCGGTCACGTCCGGTGCACCAGCCGCTGCGTCAACCGGCGGCACGTCGCTCGGAGACGCCCTGACGCCCTCAAACACCACGCTCGGCCTGCTCGGGGCCGGTGCAGCGGGTCTGTACCAGCAGAGTCGGGCGCAAAGCCAGAACCAAGGCTACGTCAATCAACTCCAGCAGATCGCACAGCCATCGTTGCAGGCAGGTAATACCTACCTCAACCGGGCGTTGTCGGGCGCTCTGACGCCAGCACAGCAGGCTCAACAGAACGCTTTGCTTGCTCAAGGCAACACGTTGACTCAAGAGGCGGCACCTTATTTGGCAGCCGGCGCGGCGGGCTTGCAGGCGTACCAGTCCGGCCAGTTGCCGGCATGGCAGCAGCAGCAGTTGGACAATCAGACGGCGGCGGCGATCGCCCAATTGAAGGCGTCGCTCGGCCCGAACGTGGACTCCAGCACGCTGGCCGCCGGGATCCAACAGATCCAAGAGCAGGCCGGGATCGCCAAGGGCCAGTTGCTGCAACAGAACCTCGCAACGGCTGAGAACGAGTACGGCATCGGCACGCAGCAGCAAGCGGCGGCGTTCCAAGCCATCAATGCTGGGTATCAGTCGGCGGTCACAGACGCGCAACAGTCGTTTGAGGATGCGATCTCGGCGTTGACGTTGGGTGACCAGGCGACATTGGCGGCCATCCAGACGGCGATCCAAGGCAACAGCCAGATCGCATCGGCCACGTCCGGTCTGTTTGGCAACCTTGCGATGTCCTACGCGATGATGCAAGGCAAGGGCGGCGGCGGCTCGAGCAGCAT